GGGGGGGGGGGGGTAAAACAAGTCCCCTTAAATAACATATCAAATAAAAACAACAACTTATTCATAACAAATTATTTATCATTAAAATACTAACTATTATTTCTGCTCACACCTTTTATGTTAAGGCTTAACCCCGGTATCATATTAAGAACCAGCTGCCTTTTTGCCTGTTCCCTACGCATACGCTCGGCCTCCGCTATCTGCGCCTCCGATTGAGGATCATTCTTAATATTATTGGCGATGTCCTCTATAGCTTTCTTGTTAGCGCCGAATTGAGCTAGCATCTTATATAACAGGTCTTGGCCTTCCTTCTCCCACCAAATATCCATAGATGGGCGAGAAGCCAAAGAAGGATCGGCAGGGGCTACCGTCTCAGGTACTGGCTGCTGACCTCCGTCCCCCGTGCCCGAATCCCGCTGTCCGAACTCGTATCTCATTGGCTCGTTCTCCGGAACACCATACCTATTAGCGAACATATCAGCGAACTCAAATCTCTTTTCATTTCTTAAGGTCGATCCAAGAGGCCTACCGTATCCTTGATTCCATGCCACGGTAGCGTCCTTGTAGTTGACGGCGTTATCGAAATCGGATTTAGAATACATATAGTAATTATATACATTACCTTGAGCGTCCTTGTCAAAAAACTTTCCTTGATTGATGTAATTCCAACCTAACCCCGGGACCTTGCCTTGATACTCATCCACGAGATAATCCAACTGCTGTGTCAATGTCGGTTTCTTCCCATACCTGCGCTGTAGCTCCTTCTTCCTCGGTCCAAGCCATTGTTGGATGCCAAAATCACCGGCGGCTCCTAGGGCTTCGGTGTCCCCTCCGGACTCGGCGGCGATATTCGACAGGATACCGATAGCTTGCGTTTGTGGTATTCCCTTCTTATCGGTCAGATAATCCCATATCTCATCATACACAGCCATCTTATTATCCTCTGATCTATCAGGATCAATTACATATTTACCATCTCCATAAGCCCTACCTGTGCTTACAGACCCGCCCTTATCTTTCTTCTCCTTATCATCATCCATCAACATCTTACCAACTATAGCCGCCGGCAAAATAGCAGGAACGTTTTTAATGGCTTTTTTTATTTTATCCGATGATTCTTTCAATACCTCTCCAGTAGCTCCAAGCATGTTATTAGAATAATCACCAGCATAATTGCTACCTATACCACTCACAAGGTTATACACATCAATCTCATCCATGCTATCGATATACTTATCAAGGTCATCAACAGATGGAGTCCTTCCATATGTATTATAAAATTTATTCCACAAGCGAAATCTAGCTTGAGTATTAAAAGCTATTTTCTCTGATATCTCATCACTTGATGAGTTTGGTTTAGCCCTATAAGCGTCTTTTAATAATGACTTATCATTTTCGGATAAATAAATCTTATTATAATTATTACTTGAATCATATTTATGTCTAAACTCATGAGATAGGTTAGATAAACTCTCATCACTCCTAGTAACAACCTTATTGTATTTACTAGTATAAAACCCTTTAGCATTACTATTATCCAAAGCGGAGGATACCTCATATCTAAAATCATCAAAATCAGAATCCGCTGATACCCTTAGATTGTAAGCTTCTTCCAACCGTTTCCCATTATCATCAAGCATAGAATCTATCTTATCCTTAATATGCTTGTTAGACACATCATTTATATTTTGGAGATCAACACCATTATCAATCATCAAATCCACAGCCGCCTTATAAGAATCAGGAAGATCATTATAATTCCTTGAAATTCTCTCATGGACATCCTTGTTAAAAAAATCCCTAACCAAAGGTTCATCATGAACATATTTATCTACAAGATCATTATCTACAAGAAAATCATACAATTTACGTTTATCTTCTGGCAGAGGAATCTTCTTTACTTTATTAGCGAAAGAAAAAAATTCACCTAATACCGGGAATAGCCCTAAAGCTGATAATGTCATTCCTAAACCATCCCCAGCCTTCGATGACTCCACAAAATCTCTCACATCCATAACATCCCCAATAATAGGGATACCTCCAGCTATAATCTCGGTAATGTCAACTCCATCGTTTATCTTCTTGCCATATTCAGTATTAAGATTTATGCCACTAGATCCAACGGAGGTGTTATCCCTTGAAGCCACATATCCACCCCCTTGTTTCTTATCCATCTTCTCTCCCCATAGCCTATATTTCCCCCTAGGCCATATACCGTCTATGGCATCCACATAACCAACGGGGTGCTCCCCTTCCAGACGCCGGTCCCGTCGCTCGTCCGCTGGGTACAGGGCGTTGGCCAACGGCTGCGTGATATGACCCAACCCCTTATCCTTGGAACTCGACATAGCATCCACCACAGTCCGATATACAGGTCTTAATTTCTCAGGTAAATATAGCCCCGCCTCATCAACCAACTCACCGATCTTCTTATTTATACCCCTGATACTGAAATTATAATTACCCATGCCATTATTCAACGGGGACAACGCACCTCTTATCCCATTCATGCCTTTAACTGCGGCTCCTCCGCTAAGGATATCAAACTCCTGGGACACGTTTCTCAAAGGACTATCATCCATACCCCTGAAATACATAGGACGCTCGCCTCTTACGACACGATCAAGATCCTCCTTATATAAATCCCTTATCCACGATGGGATTTCCTCCGGTTTATTCTTCTTAGACATATATTACGTTTTCCACAAAGATAACCATAATATCACAAGCCTAAAAACACGAAACGGGCACATAATAAATCATGTACCCGTTTATACGCTAATGCATGTGATAAGCAGCCAAGGCTCCTTTAGCTTTCTCCTTAGACTTGTACTTAGCCGGCCATAATTTACCGGTCTTGTTACTGACCACTCGCCAATCACTCCCTACTTTCTTGATACATCCTGATTTCGGGCATTTGCCCTTCTTTTTACTGCTAGTTTTCCCTGCTGCCATAACATCAAATATTTAAAGGTATATAATCACCTCAATAAACTTTCTCATCGTTGCTAAACCAACGTACTATCATCTTGAACCGGCTCTCAATGTCATTCACGAACCTAGCCAAAAACCAATCGCCACGAAGACGATCACGCCACCTCCGGTGATAATCGACGGCCCTAGGGTCGATCTCCCGGCCAATGTCATTCACATCCTTAACCCATATCGGGAGATTGTTCGTATCGTCTTTAACCTCGTTAAAATAGTCATTTATATTTATCTTCTGATCAACCTCCGTCACCAGTATCTCACGGCTATCGTCATTGGTTACAGGATACCTTAACCGCTGGCTCATATCGTTCTTGTCGGCGATGGTCATCCTAAGCTCTCCACTGTTGTTGGTATCGTTATAGAACCATGCCTTATTAAATCCAGTTGTTCTTCTAACCTGATAATTAACCTCATCCTGATACCTTCTGGCATCCATCCGATATTGGTAGTTCGTGAGGATCTTATTCACATACTGCTCACGGACAGGTACCTCTATGACGAACGGATATAACTTACCGTAGAATACTTGATAAGATTGGTTGGTTAGACCATGCGACCATAATCCTATCTCACGATCGTCGTTAGAGTAATTCTTACCAGACTGGAAATAATGCTGGTGCTCGATATAATAGTCAGGGGTGTAGGACAAATATGATTTCCACTCACCCTTCAGGCAGTTATATCCAACGGTGAACGAGACGTCCGTGAAATGGCTGGCGTCCTGTAGCTCCACCGCCTGCCCGTTCCTGTAGAACCGACCGCCACGGAATTGGTACTCGCTTGGATTCCCTACCGGTATATAATCCTTCTTGGTTATCAATACCCTCTTGAACCTATTATCCCAGCCCATAGACAGCCCTATACCAAAGAACTTGTTATCGATATCATAATAAGACAACTCAGCGTCCGTATCAGCGTTATATATCCGGCTACGGATGATCTTCATCTGAAGATGTTCCTTAAACCAGTTCCTAAGCCCCGGTGTGACCTCCGTAAGATTCCTGCCATTAGAATCTACCTTGAATACCTGACCACGCCTTAAATCGACCCAAAAATGCCCAAACTCGCAACTGATCATATCCCGACTCTGGGTCCCGGAATATCCTAACGTCGTATTATTATACTCAATGCCACGAGAGGCGAAAAGCCCACCTGTCCCTAGCTCGCTATTCTCCGGGGATATTCTTTCTGCCAGCACGTCTATAGCGTTATATAGTCCTACCTGATTCTCGAAGCGAGCTAGTATTTGATCCGACTCTATTCCCTTCATGCTTATAAGCTTTCCGAACGAGGTCTTGAACTCATGGTAATCCATAGGCTTGTACGACAGCCAAGGATCGGTCATGCCGTTCTCCGACACGTCGGCGGTGCTCCATATGACGCCGTTGGGTCTTTGGTAGGCGCAGTCCCAGAAATTGCTATCATACGTCTCTGGTAATGACCTTCCGCCTAGCGTAAAACGATTCTTGTACACAGGACTCATCTTAAACACATTATCCCTTGATATAGGGACATTACGCTCTTGGGTCCATGATATATAATCCCCTACTTCTGGATAGAAACCCTCATAAGGCTCAGACCCAGCTATACGGAAATTACAATTAATCTCAGACTCCACTAGAAACTGAGGTATGCCGTAAAAATACAGAAAGAAACGACCACTAAGATACATATCCCCGGTCTTGCAAGCCATCTCATAAGCGCTCTTACGGCTAGGGAACGAATATAGCGATCCAGTATCCGTGTCAGTCTTATTAAGATAATCCTCCCCGGTATCATAATTAACAAAATAACGTGGATACCCGATATTCCTATAGTCATAGTAAGGGAATGGTATCATATCTCCCTGACCAAACTGGGTCAAGTAAAACATAGGCATTTTTCTTTTAAGCGAGAATCTGGATATAAACACATCACCTCCAAAAACAGGTTTACGCTTACCCTCATCCATCAACCCGCAACCACCTAACGATACCCATCTGATATCCTCTATCTGCCCGTATTGAGCCGGAGAATATTTCTTTATCCTCATATAGGGGCAGGATACGAAAGATTCACGTGTCATAAAATGAGGCGTCATACCAGCCACCTCGTCGTTACGAATATTACACTCATCCTGAATACGGCTGGTATCATAACTTGAAACCAACTCCGGATATTCAAGCATATACTTATCCATACCAAATGACATGAACAACGAATGCTCACGATCGAGGTTGTTTATGACAATAGGCTTACCGCCTACGGTCTCCCCTTGCGAAGAGATATCTGTTACCGGATATAACCCGCTCTTGATATATTTAGCCGTTGACAATCCACGTAACTCTGACTCCCCTATTTTTTGGTAAAATAAATTATAATGAGCGACAGAAGTATAGTAATAAGCATAGTTCCGTCTAGGTCCCCTATCTATCAATGCCGTTAACCACTGATACCTATACTTGCCTATATCCACCACGGACTGGGCTGTGGCCTTGGCGATACCTGTAGCCAGACGGATAGCCGTCAGCGCTATGCCGACAGGGTTGGCCAAAAACATCACGCCTCCACCGACATATTGCTGTGAAGCCGACTGATATGTATACTCAGCTATAGCGGATATTAAATTAGCCATAGCCTCCACCGTAGCCAATGATGTTGCCATACTGTAAGCCTTACTCCCTAATATCGTCCATTTAGGGTGATCCTCCACTTCCCTGAATATACCGGAGGATTTACCTAATTGATAACCATCAACAAGGCACTCGGTGGGAGCGTCAGGCTTGTTAAAGGCAATATCAGGACTTAAGAACGAATACCAGATATTACCCTTTCTGTTAAACGGATGCGTTATAAATTTCTCACGATTAATATCCTTATAGATATACATATCATCAGACAAATCGTTGTAAGGGTAATTAGGATAAAGGTTAGCCGATCCGTCGGGATCATCGTACTTAAACATATCATAAGCCAGACCAGTTCCGATAACGCTCTTATCCAACGTCCTATCGCCCCTATACAACTCATATCCTATTATAGAATCTCTTCTAGCCTTATCTATAAGACCGTTCTCTACCGCTATATCCAGAAACTCATTAACGATATCGTCATCAAGCATCACCCCCATAGGATAAATATAGGAGTCAACTCCATATTGACCGGTCAGTTGAGACGGATTACCCATAAAAGGAGCGACAGAGTTATCCGGGAACTTGTAATGACGTATAGGTTTCTGACAAAATGTGGTTGACGTATTGGGGTACTCAGCGTTATCCCCATTACCAGTGAAGTAAGACTTACCCTCAACGGATTTAGGAGACCCATAGTATTTCGTCAAAGAATCTATTATATCCTTCCTCTTCGATCCTCCCGACGATATCCCGATCTTACTTGAATCATACAACTCAAAATTAGCCGGATACTTATTGATAGATTCCCAATAACCAAAATCACCATACTGATAAGGTCTAGGAGCACAATCAGCGGGTTTATCTCCACATGAGATGCATTTCGCCTCATATGTGACAAATCTCCTTAATTTCAGTTCTTTCGTAAAGAAGAATACGTATTTCACCTCCAGTGGCCGAATGCCAAAACAGAACGGGGCAGGGAAAATGGCGGTGCCGGCCGTATAGAATCCTGCAAGTTCCTTCATGTCCTGCCTCATGGCGAAACCGGTGAAGAACACACATACCGCTGGCTCAATACAAACATATATCTTATGGAAAGTAGTCTTGTCATCATTCCAGAACAAGTACTTTGGCATCATAAATATCTTATGATCCACGTAATTCACTATAACACCTTTCTTGGCATCATTAGCCAAAGGATTAGGAGCCACGGTACCTTCCTTATCCGAGAAAAATGTTATACGAACCTTGTTGTATGATGATGAGTCACCGATCGGATAATTATAGTTACCCATCATCTCTATATACATAATACCGTTATCAGGATCGGATAAACCGCTTACGTATTTTTCGTAATCCAACTCCACCCATCTGGCGTATGAGGATACATGTGGATAGAACTTGAAATAAGTCAAGTTGCTTCTACCGAACCAATTGGTCTTGGCGTCAATATCATTCTGCACAGACACACGATCTTCCCAATCAGTAGATATGCCGGTATTGAACTTAGAGTTATCACCATCACCAAAAAGACACATGGCGTTCTCAATACCAAACTGACTCTCATATTGAGGGAAGTACTTTTTCATTGAATCCATCAATATATCAAGCATAGTCTCGGTATGCTTCTTGCCTTCCCACCCATCGCCTTGGAATAAGAACGTACATTTACCCAATGACCTACCTCCTTGGAACGTGGGTAGTTGAACATCATTAATAGTAGGATTCACGTAAGGATCACCTACCGAACACCCATTAGTACATATACCCTCATCATATAACTGCCGGACATTAGACATATCCTGACACAAGACCAAGGCGGAAGAATCTATATCAGACGGGAATTTGTCCTCATCCTGACCATCCAGCCATTCTTGAACCAGATCTATGATATTCTTACCTCCACTGGAGTAATTATCGAAATCACACAATACAGAAAATTTCCTTTGTGACTCGGCGTTACTTTGTATTAAGGTGGTAGGCTCTGTCTCCGTATAATCACTAGCCAACTTATATGTAAAATCAATCCTAGAATCCACCAAAGAGTTTTTATCCAATATAGTCCTGGTCTCTATCCTCTCGATATCATCACATCCACTAGGGAAATCGGGAGCCTTTATACCGTCTTGATCCTCTGGCAATGATATAGCAGCGCATAACTCGTCAGTAATACCTACATTAGATTCTATGATATCACACAGGTTCTCTATATTATCAGCGATATAATCAATAGCATCATCTACCGTAACATCTTCCCCCATCGTGTTGATAACGAATTGGGTCTCTCCTACCGTGGCATATTCCTGCTCTACATATCTGAGTTGCTTGACATCTAGCTGATTCTTGCATTCTCCTCCAAAACCATCAAATCCCCAAGACGGGTCGTTTATGATCTTTGCCGTATTCTTAAACTGCCAAAGATGACGGCGGCTGTTCCCGGCGCACTGCGGGTTGTTCTCCAGCACCGACGCAGCCGACAGGTCGTCAGAGTTACCGTCCTCATCAACGATAACCTCCATCTCCTCCCTTGTGGCCGGACGAGGGATAAGCGGGAATCTAGCTGTCCTGTATCCCGTATTGGTAAAGAATCTTATACCCAACGGATATACCTCGTCACGCATGAAAGAGGCGTATTTAGAGCAAGCCACACCGTCTTTATACAAATTCTCCGTGGCTATAGATGTCTGCCATTTAACGAAATGACCCAAGAAGTTAACGACCGGTTGAAGATTCCATTCATTCTCCACGGTCAAGCCGTATTGAAGAAGACGATTCCCGACAGACGTCATGCCTCTGGCTGTCTTATATACCGGTATTTCCTTGGATAACTTCTCCATGGTCGTACGCTCGCTATACTGATCCGTAAGGTAATAGATGGTCCTTTCCGTTATCGGATGTATACCTTCTATGAAATACTCAAGAACCGGGCTTTGCTCGCCATTATATCCAACGGTGTTCTGTATAACACCTACCTTATAATGAGATACCTGCTTATCTATATTGGATACAGTAAGCCGGATACCCATGTTGGTTGATTTGCCCCATAAGCCATCACGAATGACTATATCCTGACGATCGAATATCATGATAGGGTTGGTCAATGAGCAATATCCGGTCTTCTCTATCCCGAACTCATCGCACAACGCCACGCAGAACTGGTAGGTCCCGGCACGCAGGCTTCCCCCGAACTCCACGACCTCAGGCTCCACGCACGGGGCCGTCAGCAGCGGGAATACCAGTAGCTTCTCGCAAGCCAGCCTACACCTCTCTATTGGCTTATCATCCCCACATGTCTTATACCCATGGTAATGATACCAAAAGTCACCATCATCATCCGGATTAAGAGCCTTATCGACCATAACATATCGCTGGGGATTATATCCATCGGTCCAGTATATCACCTTCCCGCATTTCTCGTCCTTGATCTCTATATCGAAGATCGGATGATGAATGGAGAAATTAAGACAAGGGTCATCAACCCAGTCCTCTATCAGGACCTCCATCAAATCACATATCTCATCAAAACGACCATCCGACTCCTCAAGCCTCTCGCCAAGGATACGATGGATGTCCTTTCCCGATCCAGCCAATTGATCCTCAACGGTCTTGATATAATCCAATGACCGCATGAACGTGATCTTAGACGTATTATCATCCGGATTGGATAGAAAGAAATAAGTGTTATCACCAGCTATGTCATTCTTATACCCAATAACCTTATAGCCATCAAATCGCTTACATAAAAGGGTACTAGGCTCGTTCTGGATCTTAAGCTGGCTTCCATCGTCACCCTCTATGGTAGCGTTCAAGGCGAAACTATATTCAGACGGGGATAGATCCTGTGGATGCTTATCCCTGTTCATCCCGGAGTCGGGAACCGCTATGTTAGAGTTATTTTGCACGACATTATCTTTTTCGCAAATATAATAAATCCACCAGATAATCACTTATGTGGCGGATTCTAATAAACAGTACGTATTATGCAAAACATTCAAATCGTACAAAAATAAAAAATCCTCCAGACTTTCACAAGTCAGGAGGAGAACTAAATACTTTTAAACGCTCGTGTAAAGTACAAAAACACAACAATTACAAATTTTTACCCATGTAGTTCGATTGCTTATCGGCATCCTCTACAGATATGTAAAAGAAACCGTTAGTCACGTATCTCTCATTGACATCCACAAAATCAGTAGATCCTTTATCCACTCCTTTCTTCGATCCCTCATCACACACAGCTACCAGACTATTAAAGTCATTGGAATAACCTACGACTACACCGTGTATATCCCGATTTCGAGGATCGAATACGTACCTCATCTTACATCTGTCATAAGCTAACTCTAAAGAGCTTTTGCTTAACCTCTCATCTAATCCAGCACCCGCTACCAAGGCCAAAACGCTCTTTGATATGTCACTCATGGTGGTATCCTTGGTCGGAGCCTTAGGCATAGAAACGCCTTCCATGACAAAATCCAACGCCTTATCTACAAGACCATCGAAATCATCATCTCTTATATAATCCTTAAGTACCTCCAGTATATATAACCGGACATGGAGTTCGTTATTGACATCATTTAATGCGATCATAATGCTAGTTTTCGGCAAAGCTAGATTATTCCTATACAATAGAAGATCAAATATGTCATAAGTAAAGGACTAAAAAATAAAAAAACTCTCCTATCCTCACGGACAAGAGAGCCGATGTGTTTATATTATGAAGAAAAATCTACTCGCCAATCCTTACAATGCAGTCACGAGACTCCTTGTTGTAGATCATCGTGCCTACCTTAGAATACAAGGTCTTTATATTTTGCCAATTATCCTCACCATGGGCGGATACGTTGGTAGGGGCATCACCGGTATAAACCTCCTCGCCTCCGATATTGACAAAATCATATCCACGTTTCTCCATAGAACCGCCCTTATATGCCGTGAACCTGATAGTGACATTACCTTTCTCACGACCACCATACCAGTTACCGTATATACTACACCTGATCTCAAGAGGTAATTTATCATAATTATCGCCATCCAACAACGGCCCCATCTGGATCAAGGCGGCCTCATTACCTGATTCCATGTTATCACCACCGTGGATAAGATAATCACCTACCCGCTCCTGCGTGGTCTGGTACTGTTTACTCCAACCAACCAGCTTGCCGTCCACGTCCGGGAGGCCGGTGTTATCGAAACCGGTAGCCGTGTCAAAGTCAATGCCGTCCTCGTCAGCCCAGATATACCTAAGCACAAGGTAATCGAACTCCGGGATGATCACCACCGGGACGGACTCCTGCCTGCACACGAACGTCTTCTCCTCCTTGGTTCCCTCTTTTATAACCTTATACGTTACCTGACGTATCTCACCAGTCTCATTGATATCAGCGGTAACCTTAACCTCAGCAGGACCAGTACCACTTGTCTTATCTAAATGTATCCAATCATTTTTCTTTGCCATATTATCTTTTTTTCTTTTTAAAAACGTATATTCGCGTCATAATCGCGGGGTGGAGAAGAGGTATCTCATTAGGCTCATAACCTAAAGATCGAGGGTTCGATTCCCTCCCCCACAACTAAACCAATTTGATATACTTATCAAAAGCATTGGGCCACATCCGCTCATAAGACAACATCCTTCTCCTATTATCCTCAGCCAGTTCCCGATAATCATTTAACGTGATCATCGACATCTTAAGCTCCTTCATAGCCCTAGCGAACTTACCCGGTTCCTGTTGGGCGTATAGCTTATAAGCGTCACCAGCGCCCTGTACCAAACCGTTCACGGCAGCGTTCTCAAAGATCTTCATCTTGATATACGTCTCAACATAATCCTCAAGATAACCTAACGCCGTTTCAGGTATATACGGAAGACCGTCATCATCCTTAGGCGTAGCACGATATATGATATAAATAAATCCATCAAACCCGGTATACATAGTATTGCCGGATATAGTTATATCATAATTATCCCAATCGTACTTATCCCGATATTTGTCGGCGGCGCAATCACGCCTCAGTCCTCGACCTATAGACAGCCTTACGGGATGATGGTAATGAAATCGAACCTCGTGAGACCCGATATATATCCTCTCCGTGATCGTCTTCTCAAACTCCTCCTTACAGCACTCGGTGCAGGAGTTCCAACGGAAACCGCGCTCGGTGCGCTCGACCCAGCCGATCTCGTGTTGGAGGTCAGCCTTAGCCTTGTCGCCGCCCGGTATCTCGCAAACCAGAGGCTCACATCTATAAGCGTCAAGCATGTCGAAAAAATCGGAAGGCAATACCGCCTGTTTATTACTGGTCTTGACAACCGCCTCTGACATGACCGCTATAACACCCCCGAACCTTTTCAAGGCGATCTCAGCCCACCTATAAACAGACGAGGTATCTATAGCCCCGCTATCATCGTATTTATGTAAATCGGCCTTGATCTCGGCCAATAGCCCTTTTATAGTCATATTTAAGTCTTTTGCACAAAGATATGTATTTGAATCCGTGATACAAAAAAAATCCAGTCTACCCTCACGGGCTAACTGGATCACAAAAACTTCTACAGCTTATAAACCCATTTAACTCCAAATACCTTACTCTCCGACTCAACCTCCCGGTACAAGAACTTATACCTCCTACCTGATTCCATAGCCAATCTACACTCCTTATTCAACGCCGGAGAAATATAGAGATGGAAATACTTATTCCGAGGCATAAAATCAATACACGTATGGACATAAGAATATCCACCAGTTCCACGTCTGTTAATAGTACCGGTAAGCTTATTTAGATATATCTTACGATTAGGATTGATCTTATGGCACAGATAACCGATGTTGTTTATATAAACCCCACCCTCATTATCCAGATACTTATCACGTATGACCTTCCATATCAAGGACTGACATTCGAGAATATCATTCTTGTCCACAATCGTATGTTTCCTTCTCTTGCCGTTCTTAGACATAATAGATCTATAAAAACGGAGAAAGTACTGATCAAGTATTTTAAATGACTTTGTTTTCATATCACAAATATAACGATTTCATCCTAATACAAGAAATTTATACACAAAAATACACCGCCTGCACCAAGGACGAGGCAAATAGGATAGCCGACAATAACCTACAATCCGATGGTATCTCTTACGCTAATGGCTTGGCGCAGGCCGATAGATGTGATTGCGTGGAGCCAACAAAGACGTGGAGCGCTTACGCTAGCGGAAGTTTTAATGGACAATGCTTAAGTATATCCGTAAGCTATGATAATCCATGTGGTAAATCTAAAACAGCATCATTTGATGTGTATTATACTAGATCTGAACCATCTGGAGATGTAGAATATTTCTCTACCACTAAAACAGTCACCATACCATCCGGATCGGGAACGATATCAGGCGGAAGTGATTGTGTTAGCAATGCTACAAGCATGTATGTATCTAATCCAAGTCAAGGTGGAGGCTGTTAAAAACAAAAAGGAGAGGTTAGTTGTCCTCTCCTTTTTATTGTATATACATTATGATTATTTAACCAACAAAACCACCATACTTTAGAAGGTGGATGAATTGGTTTGATTAATTTTGAATCAAAATTACAAATAAAAAAATGATTTCCTACAAATACAACATCTATCATTCCAAGAAAACGAAGTATCTTGATAAAATGCTTCGTGAATGTTGTTTTGTATGGAATCATGCTTTAGCTCTACAACGTAGATACTATAAACTGTTTGGGAAATATATATCAATTGGTAAAATGGAGAAGCATTTTGCTAAAAGAATTAAAAGAAATCTTCTCCATTCTCAAACAACACAAGAAATACTTGAACGTCTTGATGAATCTTACAACCGTTTCTTTAAAAGAAAATCAAAGAGACCACCTAAGTTTAAAAGATCAAATTGTTTCAACTCTTTTGTTTTTAAACAAGGAGGATTTACTCTAAATGGTAATATTCTCACAATCAACAAAGGAAAGAAACGTTTTAAGTTTTCATACAGTAGAGCATATGAAGGTAATGTTAAACAAATAAGAATAGTCAGAGAAACCTGTACCCGTTTTAGTTTGATTATAGTTACAGATTACAATCCTGCAAACTCTTACAGAAAGACATATGATGGTGCATCTGTAGGATTGGATTTTGGTCTGAAAACTTATCTAACTAAAAGTGATGTTAGCAAAATCGATTCTCCTTTATTCTTCAAACAATATCAAAACAAGATTAGAAAACTAAATAGAAAGTTTTCTAATGCGAAGAAAGGATTCAATAATAGAAAAAGAAGACTGTTTGAACTCCAACAAACGTATCGTAAAATAAACGATCTTCGATCGGATTTTCAATGGAAATTAGCTCATGAATTGTGCAAGAGATATGATTATATTTTCATTGAAGATCTAAACATTGAAGCCATGAAACGTTTGTGGGGAAAGAAAGTTTCTGATCTTAGTCATTCTTCTTTTATTAACAAACTTACGTATATCGCTTCAAAGTATGGAGTGATAGTACATAAGATTGACAAATGGTATCCTTCCTCAAAGACTTGTGAATGCGGGTTTGTTAATAAAAACTTGTCGTTGAGAGATCGCACATGGTGTTGTCCAAAATGCGAGTCTATCAACGACCGTGATGTTCTTGCGGCCCGTAATATACTTCGGAAGGGCATTTCCGAATTGGAGAGCAAGAGTAATTCCAGCGATAGTAATATCGGGGTTTCTTGCGTTTGTATCCAAGAATCCCATTTGCTTTAGTGATGGGAGTATGTCAAATAAACCTAAGATCTCTTTTCTTAGTATGATTTAATATCCTACTAATATGTCTGGTACTTAATCCCGTTCTTTCCTTTATCTTATCATAGATATAACCCTTGGATACGTAAGCCGACATATCTCCCAGATCTTTTATAATCTTGTTACATATCGTGCACCTCATTATATCTTATAATAGAGCTGTCTCTCATCCCTCTTTCGCCTATACCGTCAACTATGGCGTCATTGAAACCAAAGAAATTGATTATTGATCTTATTAGATTCATGTTATTGAATTTTTTGTGTTTTCTTATTAATATCCATATCCGGGTTCTCATCCGTAGGGATCTGCAATTTGGTTACAGTTTCCCTTAATGTTTCGGAAACCACATATTCAAGAAGTTTGTCTGGGCATATGAAATCATAATCCCATTGAGATGTACATGGCTTATCTTTTTCAGCTCCACATCCCCCTAGCTCTAACGCCGCTTTTCTGTCGAGAGTTATAAGATCAACATTTATAGCCTCTATGTTAATATCTGGTATATAGATATATCCATCATTGACATAATAATAGTATTGATCTATATTCCCGTATTTACGTTCCTTGTTGTTAGCGTATTTTCTTAACGATATGGAGGTAAATATAATATCATCCATGATATTTGATACTTTGATGATAGCCGGACCTATACGGGTATATATCATATCGGGCAATCTTTTCTTGGATCTCATAAGTATCCTGCATAGTTTAAACTCATCAAAACAACAATCAATTTTCCGAACCCTCTCCATCTCCATGCAATTGATATGAGTATACAGTGATTCCTCGCCGAACAAGGTTCCATCAGCATACTTCTGGGCTATATATGATCTTGCCTTTTGTCTTCCTATGGATAATATCCATCTCCTACTGACATGAGCGTCCTTATTGATGGAGTTCATATCATTTATGATTCTAGATACAAATTCTGAATTTTTCATATGCTAAATACTGAGGAGGGGATATACCCCTCCGGTTATTACTTCTTTTTCTTAACCTTGCCTCCACATTTCAGTTGAGGTTTCTTTTTCTCGGAGACCTTGCCTCCATTAGCCATTTTCTTTTTCTTATTGCAAGCCATAACTTAATGTATTAATATTAACGATACAATATTAATGATTTTAATTAATAGATAAACAATACGCATTGAATAAGCTAAATTCACATCAAGTCAGACGGTATCTCTTACGCTAATGGCTTGGCGCAGGCGGATAGATGTGATTGTCCACAAAATTGGAGTGCCAACGTGGTAGACTACAGTGAAAGCGGAAGTTGTATTAACTTTACTGTGGAATACAGTAATCCGTGTAGTTCCGGCAAAACCATAACAGTGACAGGAGGAGCGGAAGCGAATACCTCCACGGGTATGGAGATGACCACTAGTACTACGGTTACGATAGGTACTGGTAGTGGATCTACTAGTGGTAGAATGTGTTTTCAAGCGGCCATAAGACCAGGAACGGCGCATGCGGCTTGTACCACAGGTGGACAATGCTGATAATGTATATACAATAAAAAGGAGAGGTTAGTTAGCCTCTCCTTTTTATTATATATCAGACTCTTAACATTGACCACCAGCTCTTCCACTTATATTGATAGAATTACATGGATATCCACGACCAAAAGATATCGTGGCCTTTTTAGTGCCTGATCCAGTAGGTATAGTTACTGTCGTACTCCCGATAGTAGTCCCTGAGCTTGAGGCTGTTACCGTCAAACTCTTCTGCGTAGTACATTCATTACTATACGTAATCTCGACCTCTACTCTTAGCGCTGAAGTGCCCGAAGGAGCGCCATTGCAAGGATCACCATCGGCATAAGCGTTGGCTGACCAATTCTTCGTTGGCTCCACGCAATCACATCTATCGGCCTGCGCCAAGCCATTAGCGTAAGAGATACCATCGGATTGTAGGTTATTGTCGGCTATCCTATTTGCCTCGTCCTTGGTACAGGCCTCATATTTACCAGCGATTTGCTTATAACTGATAGTCTTAGGAGTACAGTTGCTAGGACAGTTCGTAGCCTTGACATTCCCCCATCGGTCATCATTGCCAACCTTAGAAGGGCATATATGAGCATTAACAAGAATCTGAAGAGCCTCCTTAGCGCTAGAATAAGCATCATAAGCGGCGCTAGACGCATCTTGAGCCGTGCTCCTGCAATATTCTCCGGCAGAAACAACCTTCATAGGGCTACTAGGAACGCATACATCACCACATTCGCCCGAACATCCCTTACATACCTCATTGGTATAGATAGTGTAGTCATATGGATTACAACAATGCTCACCGCCATTCTGCCAATATCCCGTAGGATTACACTCGCTAGAATAATGCTCCTCGCTATTACCATTATTACACCTGCTATTATCCATATGATATGTATTATCACACCCGCATCCACAAGATCTAGAATCGGACTCAACCAACTCATCTTGATTTGGGGCTGAAGAGCAAGGATTGGTCTGATTCCTACTCCTACGATAATCGCATCCACTACAATAGTAACTCCAATCATCATAAGATGGGGTATCATCGTCATCGGCGCAATCACCATTCTTATTAGCGTAAGCTTGAGCGGCGGTCTTAGTCGCCGTATCATTCTTGAAAGCGTTTTGAACCTTGCTGTCGGCATCCGCCTGAGATACGGTAGATGTCAACGCTGACAACCCTAAGGCGCTATAAGGAACGGATAGAGCGACACCATGTTTACATGTACCACAATTATCCTTATAGAACGTAGCGCTTCCAGTACCGGTCCACACACAAGTGCCATGCTGGTTAGCGTAATCCTGTCCTCTCTGGTCTAGGATCTGCTCTGCCTTGCTCCTGGCATCAGCCAAAGAAACCTTGCTGGTGATAGGCGTACCGCCGTTGGCTTGCGTAGAGGTCACCGTTATTCTCTGACCAACCCCGCTTCCGGCGCAATTGTTCTTATAGAAGTCACGGCTTGCCACGTAAGTCCAAGTACATCCACCGTTCTTATTGGCGTAGTTCTGTCCATCGGCTCCACGAACAGCATTCTCGGCCTTCTTATTAGCGTCAGCCAAAGATATGTTGGAGGTATACGGATGTCCCGGCAGCCTGTCGCTACTTACGGATACCATGTCGCCTACGCCGCCATCAGCGCAATTGTTCTTCTGAACCTGACCGGTATAGCTTCCTGTCCAAGTACAAGTGCCCTTCGAGTTGGCCACGGCCTGACCCTGAGAGTTCACGGCGGCCAATGCCTTGGCGTTAGCGTCAGCTTGTGACACACATGACTTAAACTTACCATCAGAGCTAGGACTTGGGTCCGTAACATCATTCTGGGTTACAGTAACAGAACTACCCACACCTCCGTCAGCGCATTGGCGGGTAAAGGCCTTGGATGCCGTACCAAACCAGAAACAGGTATTGCTACCACCGGCTATATACCGCTCTTGATTGTTAGGATCAGTATAACAGGTATTCGTATTGCGTTGATGTAATTGAGAGATACAGTCCTTACATACGGTCTCTATAGTCTCCCATACTGGTTGCTCGGTCTTCGTATGGCACGTATCATCGTAGTTCTTGTTGACGAACGCCTGACCCATCCTATCAATGTAGGCCTTAGCCAAAGCGTCAGCCTCCTCTTGTGAACGGGTAGAAGTGAAGAACTGACCCATAAGATCCGGGGTTACGGTAATAGGATCAGCATACTGGCAAGTAGGACACTTAGGAGTGAACTCCTTGCTATAATTACCCACATATATCTTCAGCTCATCACAAGTACCACGATCATTGGCTATAGCCTGGCCTTGCGCCTTAACAGCGGCCTTAGCAAGCTCATCGGCGGCGAACTGGCTCTCGTATGAGTAGAACGGACCTCCGGTCACGTCAGCCTCAGTAACGGTAACTGAAGACGGGATAAGACCAGACGGACAATTATTCTTCTCAAACGCCTCACTATAATGACCGATGTATTTAGGAGCCTCATGGCAAGTACCACGCTCATCGGCAACCCTCTGTCCTTGATTCATAACAGCGGCCATAGCCACCAAGTTAGCCTCATCCTGCGATACGCAAGACTGGAACGGATGACCATCGACCATATCCTGTGTCACGGTGAACGGATCTCCTATCTGATTAGCTCCACAATTGCTCTTAGTGAACTCGAAGCTAGCCCTACCGGTATACATAGTAGCGTTAGAGCAAGTACCCTTGGTGTTAGCCAAAGCCTGCCCTTGAGCCTGTACGGCGGTCATGGCCATAGCGTCAGCGGCAGTCTGGGAGTCGTTAGACTGGAATGGGTGTCCTTCTACCATATCTTGGGTGATCGTCACCTTAGATCCGATCTTACACTCACCACAGTTGTTTCTCGTGAACTCCAAGGAAGCACGGCCGGTGTACGTACAAAGGGCGTGGATATTGGCAAGAGCCTGTCCTTGGGCGTCAACGGCGGCCTTGGCCTTGTTGTTGGCATCCTCCTGAGATACGGTAGATGTGAACGGATAACCGTCAACCATCCTATCATTTACCGTATAAGTACCACCAGTGCCAGCACCACAATTGTTACGGGTAAACGTACGTGTATAAGTACCGGTATATACAGGCACCTTCTCGCACTTACCTTTCACGTTAGCCACATCCTGACCTTGAGCCTCGACGGCGGCCTTAGCCTTATTGTTGGCGTCTTCCTGAGATACGGTAGACCTGAAATCTCCTGTTACCATAGTCTCATCCACGACAACCTTAGTACCGTATTGAGTCTCATCACAGTTGTTACGAGTGAACTCCTTATTATACCTACCGTAGTAGATCGTCTTCTCCTTACACTCACCTTCTAGGTTGGCTTGTTGCTGGGCGTTAGCCTCAAGATCGGCCTTAGCCTTATCATCAGCGTCCTTCTGGGAGATAATAGAGAAGTACTTACCAGCGGCTACAACATAAGTATAAGGTTGACCGATATGGAACTCATCGCAATTGTTTCTAGTGACTGTCTTCTCCATCCTTACGTTATAGTAGACGTTAGTCTGACAGTCGCCACGCTCGTTGGTGATAGCCTGACCTTGCGCCTCGACAGCGTCCTGCGCCAGCTTGTTGGCGGCATCCTGCGATACCGTAGAAGTGAACGGATATCCAGAACACATCTTCTCGTCCACAGTGAAGTCAACAGGAGTAGAACCCTCAGGGCAGTTGGTTCTCTGGAATACCTTGGAGTACGATCCGGTAAATACCGGTATCTTCTCACAGTTACCCTTGATATTCGCTATATCCTGACCTTGAGCCTCGACAGCAGCCCTTGCTAGGCTATTAGCGTCTTCCTGAGACACGATGGATCTGAAGTCCCCTGTAACCATCGTCTCATCGACAACCACATCAGTACCGTATTGGGTGGAATCACAATTGTTACGGGTAAAGGTCTTGCTAAACTTACCATAATAGATATTCTCCTTAGGCTTACACTCACCCTCCAAATTGGCTTGTTGTTGACCGTTCTTTTCAATATCCTCAAGGGCTTTCCTGTCGGCGTCCTCCTGAGAAATGGAAGATACGTACTTGCCTTCAGGAATGATATAAACATATTCCTGACCGTCACTAAACTTATCGCAATTATTACGTATGAACGCCTTCCTCTGCTCCGTGTTGTACCAGATGTCGGTTATACACTCACCATGCTCGTTGGCGTATGCCTGACCATTTAAGGCTATATCCTCCATAGCCTTGGCGTCAGCGTCCTCCTGTGAGATAAACGACTTGTACGTCCGTTCCTCAACCACATACAAGACAACCGAACCGTGCTGGTTGGCTAGACAGTCATCCTTGGTAAACGGCTGAACCATCTTGATATTATAATAAACGGGCTTGGCGTCTTGAGCTATCATATACTCCTTAACAACACTACCGTCCTTTGACGTTATACGGAACTTAGCCGTACAGATCTGACCGGTGTAATTAGCCTTGTATACGATGTTAAGCTTATTATCGCCTACCCCATGGCTCTTGTCGTTAATGGCAAAGCAATTACCCTCAACGCAATTCTTATCTACTTCCCTCGCCATATCAATCCTCCTCTATTCTCCATGAAACATCATCTCCGGCCTCTACCCTCACGATCTGGGTATCACCATCCTTATTAAGCGTCAACCTTTGCGGATCCACATTAAAGGGTGGTTCCGGTTCCGGCTCCTCGCTGCCATCGCCGCAAGTGCAACATACCAGCTCAATATCATACTCGGTATTAGACTTAATATCAATAACAACCTGACCGTTCTCGCTAGTCACGTTATCAAAGTCATGATCAAGTATAATATAAGGTATATCATTAGGCTGTTGATTAATATTAACAACCTTGCCATTCAAGACAAACATCTCATGATGCTGTTCGTTATCCATATTCTTAGGCATAGCTATGACAAAGCTAGCCTCATACAAATCAGTGGCTCCGGGATCCTCAGGATCGGCATACACTATATATCTGCTATCCTCTTCCGGGACCTTCATGGATAAGCCGTTCACGTTCATGGAGACTATATAAGACTTGCTCACCGAGCCACCAAGGGTAAGGCAGGAGGCCTTGACCGAGGCGGAGTTAAGCTTGGCGTTGATGACCGCCGTCCCGCCCTCCATATCGAACATGATATTGGTCGGATCCACGCTTACCCGCTCCATGCCCTTCTGGGTTATGGTAGCGAGTTTCGTAACCTTGCCTTTCTCGACCGCCACGTAAGTCTCCCTAGGCAACCTACCCATCCATCCCGGCTCTACCTTGATAGCCACCTTGTCGGGACCGGTACCGGAAATCTTGTCGTAGGACACCCATGAGGAGCCTTGCTCGATCTTGGCAAGAATATCTTTTAAATTACTAGCCATATCACTCCGCTTGCGTTATAGTCCATTTATCACTCTTACCTACGATAATCTCCAAAATCTGCTCACCACCCTCAGGAGGATACTCGAAGTTAGTAGGCTTAATCTCAAACACGCTGGCGCCACCACAACCAAGATCACAGATCATGTCCGGCAACCATCCCTCCTCGAAAAACCGTTCTATAAGCTCCCTGACAGCCTCTGAAAAAGAGTCAAGCTCTAACCTGTCTACGGGAAGAGATCCCTTCTTGAGGGTCTCACCACATACCCAGCCGTCACACTCGGAAGCCAAGACCGTATCGTACACTCTTTTAGCCATAACATGAGGTATTTAAAATATTACTATTCAATGTAGTATATACGATATTAACATCAGTGAACTCATCACCCATGCAATATTTCTTCTTAAACTTAACGGACCTGCCAGAAACGACATATCCGTCATTAGGGACGATAGTACCACAATAGGTAACACTGAGCACATTCAACGGCTCGTATCTTAATCTGACAGCTTGAACTCCCTTGAACGAGTCACGCTGGATGGACGCCGTGGCGCCAGATACGGCAACCAGCTTCCTTACCAGAGACTCGATTACGCTATTCATGCTATCACCGTTCCTGATATCCGCCTCAGGGAACGACTGACCGTCATATATGATCTGGGAACTGTAGATACTGCACTCGTCCCCAGGTCTATATTCCGGCTTACATGGATTACAATTATTTCTCATATCAAATCAATTTATTGATCATTCTTCTTAATTCAAGTATCTCGGCATCCCTATCCCGTATAGCCTTTATCATAGCGTTAAGGGTATCGGACATATCGCAATTAGGGGATAATCCCAATGATTCCACACGTACCTTATCACCGGGGTAAATACAATCGGTACTCATGTACGTAGAGCACGGCACTTTCGTGTCGTCTACAGTAGGTCTGTATTGTTTTTTGTTGCAACCGTTCATCACCAAACCTCCTCTTCAGTTCCGCTATCCCCGCCGCTACCACCGGCGTTGACAAGCTCGTTTATAATCCTCTTCAAATCCAGAACCTCACGATGGTATAAATCTATCTGCTTATCCCTAGACGCTATAATACGCCTCAATGAGTCTATAACGACAGAAATGTCATTACCTTTCTCTATACCATCCGCTACCAACTCATCGCCTGAGTATAAGACACATTTATCATACAAGGTTATAGGACATCCATAACCAACGCAAGGTTCGTCCTGACAATCCCGATCGCAAGGATCACAAGGATCGTTAGGGCATTTGTTAAGAAACCTATCTATCTTAACGCCATGATAACACTCTTCGGGACGTTCCCGTGAATGATCATGACAACAACCACCTGTATTACACATATTAATAATATTAATGTTTTTAGCAAAGATACTTATTTGGTTTGGAAACAAGACAACATACGTTATTAAACAATATAAGGGACACGTCATTCGCATCCCCTATACCCATAAACCATAACAACAATATAAGATCAGGACTTCAATTTAAGAACAGGATTACCCCATCTGTCTTTCCACTGCCTTCCCAAATCGTTTATAACGCCATCATAGTCTTTTATATATCCAGCCTTAATAGCATAAGATATATTTCTTTCTATTGATACTATCATATCCAGCTCCTCGAAGGAAGCCCTATTTCTTATTCCTTCCTCATGTACGCCAAAAACAACAAAATTTATACCCTTAGCAATTCTTGATAGCGATTCCTTTAAATTGCTCTTATCGCTTATAAGCGAAGATACACTGCTGCACATCTCTATATAAGCGTCACCAGCTGCATTTCTTACCCCTACGATATTATCAACAAACCACATTACAACATCAGCGCAAACCTCAGGACTCATTTCCATGGCCACCACAAGGAAAAGGTATGGGTTCATATACCACATCTGTCCATCCCCCTTTCCCTTTCTGCACGCCAATCCCATTTTGTTTAAATCACTAAGATTTAGGGTCTTGTTTTGTAGGATGATATTTATCCGCTTACATAAACCCCTGTTTTCCAGTCTACTAATTATTTCCCTACATTTCTCTTGAAAGCCATCATACTTAATAATATCATTAAGCTTCTTAGGAGATAAGCCCTTTTTAAGCCTATCATCAGACAAGACTTTCATAGCTAAAGTGATGTTAACAAAACCATTATCACTGAGCGCAGGTATAACAACGCCCATCAATCTCCTATCAGAAGATTTGATTTCAACCCGACTTTTCATAACTTTGAACAATATTTTAAATTAAACATAATACCTATCGGTTCGAGATGAATAGATAGGTATGCAAATATAAAACATATTCAACATACAAACAACTGTATTGCAGTATATAAACTTATCACCATTGATATATATACAAAAAAAATGGAGGAGATATACAATCCCCTCCAAATACTAAATCAACTATTATGGAAAACTAAACGCGCATCATCACCAATAACATTCATCCTCTTGATCGATATTCTCAATCCATTTTTCGCACTCAAGATTAAGATCAGCGTATTCCTGTCCTTCTACCATCAAAACCTCACGAGCCTTGGCATTGGCATCCTCAACCGATATCCATGATCTAAACCTATTGGCTTTGATAGAGTAATATACTTTACCGGACTTATATCCGAATGGACATATCTTCTCGAACCAATCACCGATCATAGTATTATAGAATACAGGTGAGCAACTACCCTCGGCATTAGCCTTCTCCTGACCTTCTTTCATGAACTTCCTATAGGCTAACGTATCGGCGTCTATCTGGGAGATATCGGATATGACAGCTCCGGTTGGTAATTCATATACAATACCTTCCTTGCCTGATGTGCCAGCCTCACAATCGTTCTTGTAAAACAAGCCACGAAAAGGCTGTGAGGCCCAGTCCTCGCAGCAAGCCCCGACGGAGTTGGCCTCCCCCTGCCCGATCCGTCCAAGCTCCACCCTAGCCTTATCATTGGCATCTTTCTTGGATACGTAAGAGACAAACCTACCTTCCTCTATACATACCTGCTCCTTGGATCCCTTACCGCTTACGCAATTGTTCTTGATAAACTCATCACATACCTGATCATTATACCATACGGACGGTATTATGTCGGCATATGTGTTGGCGTAGTCCTGACCGTTGGCTTTGATATCATCCTCAGCCTTACTGTCAGCTTCCTCCTGCGTATCGCCAAAATAGACGTTGGGCGGGATCCGGTAGTCAACAGAGCCGCCCACGTACCCGGCAGGCGGGTTGTTTCTGGTGAACGTCCGAACTATTTCTTTGTTACCGTATATCATTGTGATTCACTTTGTCGCAAATATAGATATTTTACCGATATGAGACACATAACCGTAAATGCAAATATGCAGTTACCTGATTATCAGTTTTTGGGCAAAAATGGAATTAATTATCCCAATGACTAAATGACTCCGATCCGGCAAAAACGCCATAATCCCTGAACATGCCTCCACATAATATGAAATCGCTTTTCTTACTACCGTTTATAGATGACAATATATACCGGTAACCCTTTCCTGTTATATAGATAGTCCTTGCATATATAACCTTACCAGATTCGGTGCATATATTCTTATCACGATAATGAGCAAACCCTTTCCTTACAGCATTAGCCGTAATCTCCCAATCTCCATTAACCTTAACCCTTTTGACTATTATCTTTATCTTAACAAGAAAATCTCGTAAACATTTATCGCTTATAATTATATCATTCTGCTCAAGCTTTTTGGCTAAATCCCTTACCAGCAAATCTGACTCTCCAGACATGATAAACGACTCTGAAAATTTTATATCCTCTTTCTTCGACTCAAGAACCTTAGCCATCTCCTCGGCTTTGGCCCTCTCCTCTAACGCCAGCTTCTCGGCGGCTACCCTGCCACGATATTCCTTAGCCCAAGCCTCAGCAGCGGCGGGAGGATCATTAAAATCAGGAATCACGCATTTGCCTGTAGTGAGAAGCTCTTTAATTCTGTCCAAACACCATAACCTAAAATCAACGCTAAGCCACTGAGCGAAATCCAAAGCCAAATCCTCACACATCCATGTGCCAGGACTAACCGTACCCCTGATAATCGTAACAGGCTGAAAATCAGCATTACCATATTTTCTGGTAATGGCATTAATTAACTCATTTACAGAAGATAACGATAAATAATCATTTGGTCTCTTTTTAAACGGCTTCGCCATTTCGGTAGCATTCACATAAGTGATACCGTTCTCTGTTTTGAAAGTTATATCATTACCATTGTAGCTAAATATTGTAGATAATCCGTTTTCGTTGGATTTAAACGCCAAAATCCTACTACTATTATTCATAGAATCATTGGAAATAATTATATTTGCACTCATAATAAATTAACCTATGTCCATTACATCGTGAGATATGATGGACATACAAAAATAGCCAATCGAATCGTCTATGACAAATCAATTGGCTATTTTTTATATCTAACACATAAAGATATTTTACAACTTGCAAGAGTATCTATCTAACCTACTTATTTAGAAGACTCCTTACAAATTGAATACTTGATTTACAGTAGCTTAACATCTAGCAATACATCATAAATCAATATCTATACATCTGATTATCACCAATGTCGATTTTTCTCCATTGGCTTATCATCCATTGCAAATCTTATCCTCAATAGCATAAAGAACTTTCGCTACGGTCTTATCGCCACTTACCTTCACGCAAGACTCGCCAAGATCCCTGACGTCTATAGCCTCCCTAATACGGGTAAGCTCTTCATATATCTCCTCTATCACGTCGGAGATCATAACGCACTCATCAGAGTCCTTATACTTTGACCACTCCGGAAGATCACCCTCATAAGGTACGCAAGTGGACGGAGTTATATGTGAACAATTATACTTTCTCATGCCAGTAACTTATTAACACGTTCCTTTAACGATCTCACCTCATCCGGGCATAACCCGCAATCATTATCACATAATGACCTTTGCAGACGAATTATCTTACCCCAATAGGATATATCGGGCTTATTCCCGATCCTATACCTATGGTATCTCATATATCTACCCCATTGGCAGGACAGCCATTCGTCTACGACCTTACATAGATCTATCCTATCAAGGTTTGATATGCTTTGAGCGCCCATCCAGAATCTCCTTTCTCATTTCCTGTACCTCCTCGTCAGGCGGGCATCCATACGGCAGATTCTTGATCCACTCACGGATCTTTTTCTGCATATTAAGATAAGATACACCAACGCCATCACCCTTGGTACGAACTTGCCTATATATACTAACCACGTCACGCTCCATGACCTGCAACGGATCTTGCATAACCATACAACCAGCGGTGCTTCTAGAAGCGTACTCCATATCGCTAACAGCGGTAGAAGAAGAATGATTCATCATGCTTCTCTCAATCCTTTCTCTCTCGGCCCTTAACGCCTTTTCCTTACAAGTATTACAACCCATAACTATATTTTTTTATTCAACAATCCACGCAATTGGTAGCCATCTCAAGAAGCTCTCCGACACGATCAATAATCTCATGGGCGGCCCTTATGTTATCCAACCTGACATTCGCCTCGGCTACGACCATAAGTGTCTCCATCTCCTGTATCTTGTCTATAAGATCCTTATCCTTGTCCTCGCATAAGACATCAGTCTTGATCCATAGCCGGTCGAGACGTCTGCGTATAAGATCCGTCTTAAGATACTTGCGACTGAAGTTGTAAGTGGAAGGGCTACCTATGATCTTAATGTCATATATACCGTCTGGAAGATCAAGATACTTAACATTGCAATCATCGTAATTAAAACAATTGAGACCTAGCGTTAGACTGGTAAAGGTATTGACCTGATTCTTGCCAAGAAACAACGTAACGGGGTCGGACATCCCAGGGGTAGTGATCTCGATGATCGCCTTCCTGTCCTCCAGCAGCCCCCACTCCGACTCATCCAGAACCTGCAACACCTTTGGATCACGTGTCTCCAGTACTTGAAACGACAAGCGGATATCGTTCATGTTAACCTTCTTGTCGTACCGGCACAAGCTATCGTCATAACGAGCCTGCATATCAAGATCAGGGACATCGGTATAATATGTCTTGACCTCATGACCGTTGATAAATACCGATGTTATCTGGCAAACATGAGACCTAGCGACATCAAAAAACACCATCCTTACATTACCCTCATAATCAACGCCAAATGTAGGGTATGTCAATATCTGGGTATTATACTCACCATCGTTACGTCTAGCCACGACAGTAATAACGATAGGTTTCTCTATATCGTAATCATCCATGATAATCCTAGCGGCGAACTTATCATGAATTATCTTCGGTATGATATTGATCTGATTCATTTGTATTTCTTTTTCACAAAGATAACTATAAAGACGAATCTTAAAAAATAGATTCAAAAAATAGTACCACATGGATATATTATCAAAAAGAATGTATACATTTGCGCCATGGTCGGTTGGATGAGTGGTTTAGTCGGTGGTCTGCAAAACCATATACCTCGGTTCGAATCCGGGACTGACCTCATATTTGCAATTCTTTTCTGGGGTGATAACCAATAGGTGTATGGGGTTTCTTGTACACCTATTATTTTATCAATCCGAATCTTTTCAACAACGCAAATAATACAACCAATATACCTAAGATCGACATAAAGATGATAGCCATCGGCCACCTTGATTCCTCCTTATCGTCTATATCCTTATGCTTGATGTCTGTCTTCTTATCAATATCCTCAATACCAGTGATCGTCTTATCAACGCCAAGGGAATCGGTCGTCACCGTGCTATCCCGCCGGCCGATGACGATATGGGCGTCAGTCACGGACGATACCGGTCGCTCTCCCGTGGCGGGATCAATATCCTTATCCGTATCGAATTTCCTCTCAGTTATAACGATATCGGCATTAAGATCAGAGGTCTTTATCTCCACCATCTCGCGGTCTATAACTTCGTTTATCATCGTCTCTATCCTGCTTATCAGCCGGCTATCAATAGACGCCTCGCTAACCTGCCTCCTGCTTCCACAAGAGGACAGGAATAGCGACAGACCTAAACAAAAAACAGCCCTAAGACTTATCCTTAACCTCATCATCGGCAATCCTCCTTATATCGTCAAACGTCTCATCAGGTATGTTCTTGGAGAAGCTAAACATCTTGAACACGTTTATTCTCTTGAACACAGCCTTGAATACCTTCACCAAATAAGCGTCAGAGAAAGCATCCCCTATCGTATTCAAGAAAAGCATCACATATCCCACAAGGGCTATATACACCCCATATTTGGTAACGGTAAGTATCATGCTAGCCTCCTCCTCGATCGGGTATAACGTCTTATATATAACACATAATGTCATTACTATAAAACAGGACAAAGCGAACTCCTTAAGAATATCAGTAAACCTGACCTCCCTAAACCATCTCTTGAAACTAAACCTCCTCCTACGGCTTCTACGGAGCTTCCAGCCCCTTACGCTTTGCGCTAACCTAGCCAAAAAATTCGCTATTAATACTATAAGTAATACGGTCAATAAATGATGCACTGGCTGGAAGTAAGCCCAACAAGAGGCACCATACGCAAGCGCTATATTCCATAAGCCCCCCACTCGCTCTATCATGTCTTTGTCTTTCATTTTATACCCCACTCGCAAAGTTAACTACTATACCATTAAGTACCTAAAACACCACGGCGTGTATACCGTTCCTCGTATCAAGGCTGTCAAAATGCAACCAACCCACCTTCCCTTCAAGCCGGAAAGGATATGGTAACATATCTTGATGATCCAAGATCAAGCCTCTGGCCTGTTCCGCCGTCATTGACTTGACATCGAAATCCCCAGCCTTACCCAACACATGAGCGGATAGATAAACATCTTTCTTATCCTTAACTATCTGGCAGATGTTGCATCTAAGACCACGTTGGGAAAACTGCCCCTGCTTGTCCCAATTATTACAATACATAGGCTGTTTAATTATATCCCTCCGTAATATAAGAAGATTATGGAGAAACGCTGTATCAAGAAACTGCCACGATCTGTCCTTCCACTTATTGTACGTATGAGGACATACCAATTCTACTATATCAAAATACAATCCAAGTTCTTTTATGATATCATTTCTATCCATATTAAGCCGGTTTTATCGTCCATCTCTGGGCGTAGTTATTTTTTAGCACATATATCTTCTCCATAGGTGTAGCGGGAGACCCGTTGGACGAGCCTTTCACGAATCCCTCTGGGGCCTGCTCCGTGCCGGAAGGACGCTGGTTTTCGGTTGGATAAATAGCATTATACATGCTTACCGAAAGACTATAGAACTGGTTCCTCTTCCCATCCTTAGCCACGGATGTCATAGTAATCTGATCCCATCCTACAACAAGGTCGTAGAAAGAGTTCACGAAATCATCTGATCTTTTTTGGTTATGAGTGGATGCATTCACGTTAAACCATGTAATAGCCCTCATCTCATAAATATAATCCGGAAGCTTATCCATTCTAAGACTATTACAACTAAAGACACTAAAACCAGTAAGATATTCCAGTCCCCTTCCAAACATATTATCATCATTCCATCCTGTCCTTCTCTTATGAGCCATCCAGTCTTCAAGAAAACCAAAAGTGGTGATTATAGGATTTATTTTATCAACCTCAAATGATGGAATAGTATTAAGGTCAAAATAATTCCACATATCACTGGGGCCAGGAGTTATATTTAACGTCTTAAGTTTAGGAAGGTCATTAAACTCCTTTATATATCTATCCAAATAACATGAACTTAAATTAAGATCCTCAATTTTTTTCATGTTCTTTATATTTCTTATCCCACTAGCCTCTATATCCCTAAGATCAAGCATATTAAACATATTTAAATAATATACCTCTGTCTTGCTGGTTATAGCCTCAGGAATTACGGTCATTCTTTGCCCAATATTTTGAAGATCGATATAAATTAACTTTTTGGATCTTGACAGCCTGTCTACAGGTATACCGTCATTAACATACATCGTATGGGATACGACCAAAAACTCAAGTCCTGGTATATCCACAATCGGGAAAGATGTCATCTTGCAAACTTGGATATTGGCATAATAAATATCACAAGTAAAATCTATCGATACAGCCCGTTGCACGTCCCTCCTCCCATCAGCGTAAGCATGATTATCTATAGGTACGTATTGCGATCCATCCTCCTCCCTGAACCACCACGTAGTATTGGGATTTTTCCTATGTTGTATTGCCAAAGAACGGAATATAATACGATAATTATCCTCCCCTTGAACCTTGGTCATAGGAAACTGCTCCTTTATTCCATCCCCCCAATCCACATTAGCCATACCGGGCTTTCTGGATCTAAACTCAACAAACGTATTAAAAGGATTATCAACGACAGGATCGGGTACATAATTATAATCATCGGTATAATAATTTCTAAGTGCCCTGTCCCATGTAGTGAACCATACGAACTTATTTGATGAAGCCTCATATTTATATAATGTCTTAGCCATTACCTATCTTGTTAAAATATTCTACAATAACATTCCTGTCCAATCCCATAGAATCACATAAATACTCCCCTTCCGGCTGACCGCCAAACTGGAACACGTTATCCGTGTCCTGGGCAAGGCAATCGCCATCGCCGACAAAAACATCGCCATCAACGGACACGATCAGCCTATGTGGCTTGACATCAACCCTGTTCAAGGACCTTGATCTTGATGCAGATGGTTTCGGGGGTATGGCGAATCTCCACCCATAATTATTCATAAGCACATAAATCATCTCCATTTGGGTTGACGGGGAGCCGTTGGACTGCCCCTTGACAAAACCTGAAGGAGCCTGCAATACACCGCTAGGCCTTTTATCCGATGGATCGTGCGCTAAGTAGATACTTAGGTAAAGCCCATAAAACTGGTTCCGCTTTCCATCAGACGCCGTCGATGTCATGGTGAGGTTACTGAACGCCATCACCTTGTCGTACAGACTGGATATGAAGGTATCCGATCTTTCCTGTGTCTTTAGCGAGAGATACATATAAAACTCTTTCATTGATCTCATCTCGTACATATAATCAGGCAGATTGGTGACATCTATGGTATTACTACGGGACGCATCAAGTCTCACTATATTCTCAAGACCCTTACCGCTCATATACGGATGCCAGCTCGCCGACGAGCCATACCACATGTTTATATGGCTGAAAATCTTCAAGCTTGGGTTTATCCTATCCACCTCATCCATGGCCGGGCATGTGTTAGGATCAAACGATGATGTGGCATAACCAGGACTTAAATACAATTCTTTTAAATTATTGAACGACAACCATTCCCTTGGATATAACCTCACCTTCCCGCCAGGCAATGACAGTACCTCCAGATCGGGCCACATGGAAGGGAATTTCCTTATATTGGAAGCTTCGGTATCACTAAAATCTATAGATACGCCCAAACTCAAACCTTTCAACTTGGTTAATCTATTCCAATCTTCCGGTATTGACGTCAACGTACCCACGCCAAATTCAGTCAGTGTTATACGCTCTATATTTGCCGATCTCATTATCCTATCCTTTGGTATATCCGTTATGTTACGACCCCCAGGAATATTTATAATTATATTGATAAGGCTAGGCATATCAAGTATAGGGAAACCTACCATCATAATCCTATGGGATTCCACCTTCGTAACATCATTGGTAAAAGACATGGATATCACACGCTCCTTATCCATGCCATCATCATAAGCATGATTGGGGACGGGAACATACTCACTCCCATCCTCTTTGTAAAACCACCATGGATGACTGTCTGGATTCTTACGATAACTTATATCCCTTCTCCTGAACATCAACCTATATTGACCATATATAGATCCACTCCTAGCCTTTACAAAAGGGAATTGTTCTTTACTCCCATCTCCCCAATCAACCTCGCACATGCCGGGAGCATTAGAATAAAATCCTATAATCTCATTATAATTATTACCATCCAATATAGGATCAGGCACATCATCAGTAGTATCATTCCTGTTAACGCCCCTAAAAGCGTATTTACCCTTAGTAAAAAAGGTTATAGACCCTTTATTCGTATCCTTACATATCAGCCTCATACCTCTCCCTCCTCTATTCTCCTGAAATACTCGACAACCGGTGAACTGTCCAATCCCAGATCGTTACAGATATCTATAGCCTCGTATTTGTCAGCGAAATTATACTTACTCATATTATCATCCAATACATCTCCGCTAAATACTGATACATGACCGTCCTTTACGCCAAGGACGAACGGGGTAATCCTAGCATTCCCAGCCCGCCTTGCCCTCGTAAGGGCGGCCTTAGAAGCCGGGGCAGGGGCCAAGACCCATGTCTGCCCGTAGTTATTGGTAAGCACATACACCTTCTCCATAGGCGTCGTAGGATTACCGTTGCTAACACCCTTAACAAACCCCTCAGGGGCTTGATAAACGCCAGATGGTCTCTTGTTGGTAGGAGCTGCGGAAGTATATAAATCTAAGGTAAGTTTATAAAACTGATTCCTGTTACCGTCAGAAGCCGTCTGTGACATCGTTATATAACTCCACGACATTATCTTATCATAAAACGTGTTAACGAACGTATCAGCCCTCTCCTGCGTATTTATAAATCTACCACCATCATACAAAGTCCATATCCTAAATTCCCTTACCTCATATAACCAGTCTGGGAGATCGTCTACCGGTACCACGCTTGAATTACAATACGTGTCCTGAATCTTATTCAACTTACCTCCTACCAGATCTTGTTTCCATGAGCTACCACTACCCATAAAATAAACGCCTGTCTTATCATCTCCAACCTTATCCACCTCATCAAATACAGGTATATTACTCCAATTGCTTATAATGCTTATACCTTTTGCTGGAATAGAATTAAAAGCCGGATCATAAGAAGGGATGTTACACCAGTTGAAGTTAAATTCAGTAAGATTCTTCCATTCAGAGAATCTTCTCCAATTAGAATCAGGATCATCAGCGAAGCTAAAAACGGAGTTACATCCAAAATACTTCAGATTTTTCATATTTAAAAAACCTTCCGGCCAATTACTCCATACACCAGGATGAGAAAAAGACCCCATCTGTATATTACGAAGATTAACGCTCTTACTTATCCTGTCATATGGGATATCACCATTTTTAAGAACGGATCTGACCATAGCCAAATAAGTTATATCAGGTAGATTAACTATAGGAAACTCATGGAGGACGATACCTTCCATATTGAAATCCCCGTCGATTACGTTAGAGAACCTCATCGTAACCTCCCTACGCCTGATATCGCTATACTTATGTGGAGGAACCGGTATGTATTGTGAGCCATCCTCTTTCTTAAACCACCATACGGTATCATCCGGATTCTTCTTATACTCAATGTCAAGAGACCTGAATACAATCCTATAACTACCATCAGATATCTTAACTAAAGGATATTGATCCTTTGTCCCATCACCCCAATCGACGTCCACGAATCCTTGATTGTTTGCCGAGAACCTGAGATTACGATTAAAAGCATTATAATCTACTATCGGATCAGGCACATAATCAGCATCCTTCCCATCATAACAAGGGAACCTGTCCTCATTCACTATAAACGTCACCGAGGACAAGACCGTATCATATCCCACTAAAAAAGCCATACCATTAATTTATTGAGGTTATATCATAAGACACCCATTCCTTATACCCGTTAACCATCTCATATACTTTGTTGATGGTCTTGCATACGACAGCGAATCCGATATCCACGTTAGGGAACTTCTCGTTAAGCTCATCTATAGTAAGCTCCTTAGTTATACTCTCATTCCACTTACGCATCTCCTTTACCTCCATCAAGATCGGTTTCCCGGTTACGCCTACGCTCATCACCCATTCTCCCTCACGGTTGAAATCAGCCAGATCGGGGAAGATCGTAACACCAAAAAGATCGGAGAGGGTGAAGGTCTCGCCGGTACGGGTGAAGGACGCCGCCGCCCCAGGCGTAAGGACCACCTCGTTCACGGCCAACAGGCTCGTAAGTTTCTTGACTCCTCCTGATACCGTGGCGTTAAACACGACAGTAACATTACCGGTAGCGCTATTAACGAACTTGATCTCATCCTTATCGCTATTTATAGCTTGTAAACGTGATCCAGATACGATATTCACGATCTCATAGTTCTTGTCATAAGTGCTCTGTAGCGTCACATTACCGTATTTAGTATCGATAAGAGTAATCCACTTAGCCTTGCCTCCTACTACCTCCACAAGCTTATAGAACACGTCATTACCGTCAGCGTCAACCCATCTAGCTATAGCTCCAGGAGCGAAATCAGTCACCTCCCGATCTTGGGTATAACTAACGGTGCTTTCCGTAGGCTTATTGGCTAAAGTAACGTAAAGACATTGTTCTACGTCGGCTTCCATCTTAACTATACCAGCTCCATCGTAATAATAATCAGGTACGTTCTTATCTCGTATCAACAAGATAGTACCTTCCTTAAGCTTGTTGGCATTGGTAGGGTCATCCACAAAAGACTTCATCTGGATATAGGTATCGAAGATGATCGACGTACTCTTATCCTCTATCTTCTGGTTGATATTATCAACAATATTATTAATCTCATCTTTTGTATAATAAGGAGATAGATCAACCTTAGGTCCTTCCTGCTCTAAAGCCTGAGTTCCATCCCACCAATAATCAGGCACATCCTGCTCCCTGATCCAGAAGCTGTCCCCCACACGGAGCTTAGCCGTGTTCTCCGGGACCGCCAGCCACTCATTCATGGCATCGACCGTATCAAAGATATATGCCGTGTTCTTGCCCTCGGCTATACGTCTTACGACAGCCAACTCGCTCTCGACATCGCTAAGTCTTTCCTTTATATTATTGATCTCCCGCTCCAGCTTATCATAATTATCCTCCTGATCTATAGCGTCGCCGATGGACATATAAACCTCGTTAGTGAGCTTATTGTAGGTAACACGAGCCACCTTCTCGTAGGATGTCTTATACGTAGATGAACCCTTACCGGTATGACAAACAAAATCATACGTATTTTGATACACCACAGATCCACCGGTATTGATGAAATTATATCCGTCTTGGCTCATAGTACCACCCTTGTAACCCACAAGCTCAAAAGAACATTTACCTGTACCTATAGAAGCAAACCATGTAGCATAAGCCATGAATTGCGTCTCATCCGGCAATGTGGAATAATACTGCGCCCTTAAATCCTTTACCGACATCCAAACGCACTCCTTACCAGACCCGGTGTTATCACCACCCCATTTAAGCACGCTCCTTACGGACTCATCACCGTTACCGGGGCCATTATAACCAACACCAAGATTATCGATAGTCGGGACATTCGAGTTGAGAGCCTCCGTCATCGTATCCAAGTCCCTTCCCGAACTCTCATCCCATAAATACCTGAAAGTAACATAATCGACATCCCCGATCTTAATGCCTCCGGTATTACTAGGATATGTCTTCGCGACCAACTCATAATACCATTTACCATCACGGAAAGTAGCCCTTATCCTCTCTACTTGCTTGGGGGATATAGAGACATATGATCCGCCAACGGAAACGTTATCGCCATCAACCGCACGGGAAGTCCCATCCTTTGGGTCCTCAGGATCTACTGGGGTGTAGATCGTAGCCTGTTTATCTCCGGTATTGATAATAACTATATAATAGCTATCCCCGTCAAGACCCTCATCATGAGCCATGGTTACAAAGCCCTGCTCGCTATCCGGCCTCCATTCAACGACAACCATATGCTTATCCATAGGTATACCGGAAACGCTGTTAACGTAATTGGTTGACGACATGAAAATGGCATGATCATCATAAGCCTCATCCACACGCTGATGCTTAGTAGCCAATCCGTCAAGACGTGATATCTCAATGGGGTCGGTTACCTCGACCCCATTATAATCATACCACTTATATCCGATCATCGTATTCTCACGACGATATTTCCTTTTCCTTATGACCTCACCGCCGGCTAGGGCGTCAATCATAAAATAATCATTACATACTTTAACCATAGCCGTTCAGATTAACAGGTTTGACATAAACAAGCCACGATAGTAGCGCCAACAGGAATGGCGGTCAGCGTAGTCCCCACCGGGTAGGTAGTAGAGGATGACTCCATCACCATCAACGACGTCCGCTCTACGACCATATTGTTATCAATCAACCGGCTCCCCTCCACATAGAACCGGCCATCGGCCACCTCATAGCACTCTCGCACCGGAACCATATGTCTTTGGCTCTTATCCGCGTAATCGCAGATCGTCACCTTAGCCCCATCCGGTATAGACGTAAGCTCATCACCTACATTATAATCAGGATGATCAGAGTACACGACATACAATATAGACTTAATATCCTGCAATGCCGGATTGACTGTCCTGAATCCCTTCAAATGTATCTTATGACCACCGATCTCATAACAATCATCCACGTCCATGATATTAAGATCACAACTGATAACCGTCCAGCCGTTAATAACCGTCTGCGTAGGGGTAGTATTGATAGGATGATCGGGGTCGGTAGACTCAACGATCTTATAGTCGAAAGTCTTTACATCCAGATTTCCGTTCAACGACTCCTGTCTCCTGATCTTCACCGTACCCTTTCCGGTATCATAACAAGTCTCAGTGGTATCGATAAGTCGATCCATATAATCCGGCTCCTCGCATTCGATACGAGTGAAATTAGATGGCAAAGAGGTATATTGAGTACCAACATGGATATCATTGTCTGTAGAACTCAATACATGATGATTATACGACCTAACATGATTTAAAGGGTTGATAACGTAAGTGGATTTAATCCTTACCGATCCTCCCGGTGTCGAGTAACATTCTACCGCATTTCTGGTAATACGATCATCCAACCTTTCTAGAGCACACCTTTCACGGATAAAATCCGCAGGGATATTATTTATCCTATTTCCTAGCCCATACCTATTATCAGACGAGTCCACAATCTCCCAGAACTGGTTTCTTTTCCCAAGATCACCGTCATAAGACACCACATGTCTCATACGCACGCTTCCGGCTGATGTCTTGTAACACTCCTCGATATCAATAGGCATCCTATCTTCCATATCCGTGAAATCACAAGACACCAAAGAGAATCCGTCCGGGAGGGTAGCCAGTTCGGCCCCAGGAACGAAGCCGGCGTCATCCGATTCAAGCACCTCGAAGCGGACGTATCTTGCCTTTATCTTGGAGTCATAAGAAACCAGCCTACGAAGCTTGACATTGCCATTGCCTCCGTCATAACACTCGACATAAGACCTGATGTCACGCTCCTCCATATCGTCGAAATCACAGACAGTCCTTACCCACGTATCTGGCAAGGAACTGAAGCTGGCGCCCTCAGGTTGTGACGGGTCGGTAGTCTCCAGGACTTTATAGTTCTTATCCCTAACTCCTATATTCCCGTCCCATGACGTGAGAACCTCCAGCTTCACCTTACCGGCCGGTGTCTTATAACATTCTACAGTTACCTCAATATCCCGGTCCTCCATATCCGTGAAGTCACAAACGACCTCAACCCAGTCATCGCTTATGCTGGTGATAAACTTACCTACCGGATTCTCAGGATCGGTACTTTGCTTGACGCGATACCATTCCTTTCTGGTACCCATCTCGTAATCAAATATCTTATATCCCTCTATCTGCACCCTTCCGGTTCCGGTATCAAAGCATTTAAGCACCGGTATTATCTCCCTTTGGGTCATATCCGGGAAATCACATACTATACGACTCCATGTATCGGGTATCTTATCATACTCCGTACCGATAGGATTGCTATCGTCAGTCGTATTCACCACCTCATAATGGGATACCTCCGGGTTCAGGCGTGGGTCTACCGACTCAACGCCCTCGATCTGAACCTTGCCCCCTTCCGTGGCGTAACATTTACTTACGAATATCAACTCCCGATCGGTCATCTCCGCTATGCTACAATCTATAGCTACCCACTCGGCAGGAATCTTATCCAATTCCGTACCAATAGGCGTATCAATATCTGAAGAGTTGATGATAAATATCTTCTCGGCCAGTATCTCTCCCTTATTATTCATATAGGTATGGATACGAGCCTCTACCTGACCTCCCGGAGTACGATAACATTGGTTGACGATCGACACACGGGCGTCCTTGATGTTAATGAACTGATAGTCCTTTTTAGGAACCTCGCTTACAAGTCTCTTTACTCCTTTATCATCGAAGTACACGTAACACCCGTCATTCCTCATCATGACCGGATACGTCTTTCCGTCTATGACAACACCTGAGAAGTCATCTGGCGGAACGGAGAAACCCATGCTTCCGAATATAGAAGCCAGTCTCTTTAAATACTCATTTATCGCAGACATAATATCATATTTTAATTCTACTGCCTCAAAGATAACAAAAAAAGGAAGAGAATTGAATCTCTCCCCTTTAGGAAATATATGAACGCAAAAAAGGTTCTTTATTTCGGCTCAGTTACGATGGCCGGGCCAAGACCAGCGGCAGCACCGATCATGTTAATCATCTCCTGAACGCCCTCATGAGCGCCGTAACGTACACGTAAGATCAAGTTGATAGGATCATCAGCGATAACCTTTCCGAATCCCTGAGCGTATCTATGAGGATTGAGCGTAATCTGGAAGTCAACGTACTGAGCCGTTTGCTCTACACGACTATATTCGTTCATGAACGTCCGCCCCATGAAATCCTGATGTTTCGGGAATCCATTGAAATGAGCGTAGCCCTTCAACTCGTCATCCATCATATTACCGCCGACATGAGTACGTGGTGCTTTGCTAGACAGTCTCTCGAAGTGAAGTTGATCCCACCAGATAGGAGACCCCTCATCAAGAGAATCAGGATAACCACCGCTAGCGCCAACGATCTCAACGCTATCCTCGATATAAGTCATTTTATCCATCAAGCACTCTGATGGAGATAACAACATTTCCTTGCCACGGAAACGGATACCGCACTTGCAGTTAGTACCAAGCTCCTGAGTCGACTCCAATTTCTTCCACATACGGTTGCGGTAGGACGCCGGAGCCTCGCTGGTGAAGAATCCCTCGAACACCTTGTCGCACTCATCACACAACATGTTAGTATATACCGTTGTCTGGAAGCTATGCTGGCAAGCCGCCGGAGTACCGTAGTCGGTGATCTCCAGTTCCGGGAAAGCCTGTTTTATTTCCTCCAAAGCACTGTTTCCACACTCATCATCCGGGATCGTGATATAATACTTCTCGGTGGATACCTTACAAGAACCACAAGCTGACCAAGAAGCGGTACGAACCGTAGGGTTCTCGCACATATCGGATGTCTTAGCCACATAGTAGATAATAGCCGTAGGATTAGCCTCCACGAAAGTAGAGATCTCCTCATCCGTCAATTTCTTTGAAGTAGCGGCAATATACAAACCTGATCCCTTGATCTGACTCATCTTATTAACCGTATCGGCTACAACGTTAGGCAATGACTCCACCGTAGTAGACATATCAACACCGTCATCCTCCAAGGAAATAGAATACAGATAGCCGCCCTTAACCTCGGTATAGTTAGGAGGACAATCCGTACATCCTTTCATGATAGAGATAAGGCGTTGAGTATAGTCAGCCGGTTTAGCGCCTTTCTTCATCACCTTATAACGTGACATGCTACCCTCGATAGTCTCACGTACGATCTTCAATCCTGGATATTGAGCGCGAACCTCAGCCAACGCCAGATCATCACCAGTATCGCATACCTCCATGCAATAGAAGTTCACGTCCTCCGTCTCAGGCTCAGTAGCCTCATTAGTGCATCTTGTAACCGGAGTGATATCAATATAATCAGATACCTTGCCACCACCTGCGATAGGTTGGTTCTTCATCCGCTCGATACACTTCAATACGGCGGGTAACAAATCAACCTCCTCGCAAGGATCACATTCCTCGCATTGATTAGGGGTATTGTCGCAATCATCCAAAAGGATAGCGTCATTGATCTCTACACGACCCTCCTCATAGCCAAGAAGCTCGAAGGCACGACCAGCGAGGACCAAGCGAATAACGATACGGTCTCCTTTGGAAACTGAGAATGCCGTATCATCAGACACACCGTTGTATCCTAAGATAACATCATCGACATAAGCATGATCTTTCTTCGGCCAAGAAGCGTAGATCTCTGTGATCTCGTTCAAGGAGAATAACGGCGTGGAAAAATCCTTGTCATAGATAGAGCGGGAAGCCGCTTGTTCATTACGACCGATACGGATCTCATAACGCTTGTCGTTACGAGGCTTACCGGTAAAATCAGTCACGGCCTTACAACCGTTCTCGGAAGTATCTTTAGTATCGTAAATACCGATCTGTCCTTCCTTCAAGAAGATGGAATCAACATCCACCATCTTAGCGTGTGGGGATACGAAAAGTACCCGATCTTGCGGTCTGTGCAACATATTATCAATATTTAGTTTAAAAAAATTATTTACCTAACGCAAACATAATAATAAAGACGATCACGACAATAAAGTACAGCCATGAGTATATAAATATTAATACGGATTACATTTTTTGTAAAGCTACTCTATTAAAACAAATCCATATTCATTTATAATATTATCAACATCATTAGATGACAATGAAAACCACTCTCCTGAAATCCTCTTGTCGGAAAACTTATCATGCAAACATCTCTCTATATCACCTTTTACACAAGCTATGATACTTAACCTTGGATTAGCGCATCTTAAATCCCTCTCTCTCTTCTTTACATTAAACGTCTTACCTATTTTAATATCCTTACTTAAACCATCGACAGCCAAATAGGTGAATATATTACAATCATGATCATCATCTACATCATTTACCAATATATCAATTATATCATCGACAGATTCGAATATACCCATTTTTATAAACTTACATATATCCTTTTGAATACAAACAATCCTTTCCGATTCTTGCTTGGTGTATAAAAACTTA